CGGTCTTATCCTGCTAGGTAATTTGCTCTATCTCACGATTTGGCGCGCCTTTTCCCTAAAGGAGAAGATACACGAAATCGTAGAACCGAAATATTTTTGACAAATTGTTGAAAAGTCCTTGACCGCTAAAAGACTATGCACTATACTTTATATATAAACAGGAGGAGAAAAAACCTATGAGGCAAATCAGAATGATCGTCGCGAAAAGCTGGTGCGGAAACGTCCTAAGAACCGTCTGGCTCGACCCCGATGACACCGAAGCCGAAAACAAAATCATCATGGAGATGCGCGAGGACGACAACGTCAAATTCATCTATGACAACGTCATCGATACCATTATGAGGAGGATATTGAAATGAAAGACCTAATCGAAATAAAAGAATATCTCGAAGGCGAGAAATCCTGCCTTGTCGTTATGGCTTACCTAATCGAACGAAAGGGAAGCGGAGCAACAGCAGGCGAGATTGAATTGAAAAAAATCTATGATGTCAAAGCCGACACGTTGGATAAGGTCATCAAGATGATCGACGAAAAATTTCTTAAAAGCGAGGAAGAATCCAAATGAACTTCATCGTTTCCAAGAAAAGACAAAAATGCTACGAGGAAATGTGGGAGACCGCGAAACGCTGCCGCAAAATCAATCCCGACGACAGGGGGAGGATAGGCGTTCCCGTCCTCGTGATCGAAACGAGCAACACCAAGCCGAGGGAGTTCTTCAAGGGCTATTACCTCGACGTCGCCGACTTCGGCGCGGTGGGACTCAAATTCGCGGATATGTATTTAACTAAGGCGCATAGGTTTATCCGCACCGCATACGACAGCGAACGAGTACTAATCATAATGGAGAATTGAAATGAACGACAAACGTAATGACCTGAACGAACCGGAAGCGCAAATCGAGGTCATCGAAAGCTGGTATGACGAAAAAAACCCGCTGCTGACGAAATTCCTCAAGGGGGTCGTCCAAAATCTCGATCTGCTTCGGTTCTATCGGCTCAAATTCGGGGAGAAATCCTGGGAGGAATTCATCAAGGAATTCATGTTCATGAAGGAGGAAAAAAGATGAAAACTGAGAAATACGGAATCGCAACATACGACGAAGACAACGGATACGCGTTCTATTGGGGAACCAGCACCAGCATTTATCAATTCGATACCGACGAGCAGCCGGACAAAGAACAGGTGATCGAGGAATTCGAGGACAACCTCGACGCATTGGTCGAGCTCGGCTATTCTGCGAAGGACATCCACGTTTTCATCGACGAACTGAAAGACGAAAAAAACGGTGACGAAGCATACAAAAACCTTTGCTTGAACGTTTCCTATCTAAAACACTTGGAGGAAAGGGCAAGACTAATGCCCGAATCTATCAGGAAACGGTTCTACAAGTTTTTGTGGAGATGGAAAAACGAACCGGAGCGGGGTGACGACCATGTCGCGGTTCTGCCCCTTGGCTTCGACTTCGTGGATCTTCTCGAAAAAGAGGAGGACTTCAAACGCAAAATTAGCCGGTGTTGTTCGAGATGGCATTCCGATTATGCTGATGCGATAAAACCGATAGTCGAGGAACAGGACGTCGCCGGATATCTCACAAACGTCATTCTAGAGTTGTCGATGAAACTGGATAGAAAAATAAGATCGGCGGAGGTTGAAATCATCTGCATAAGGAGAAAATTCGAGGAACTGAAAGGAGTCGAACTCGACCCTAATGCTAAAGCGGCTTTCGAGAGGATTCGTAAAAACATCGAAACTATCGAAAAATACCGATATGCCGACGAAAACGCTGGGAAAAAATAAAATGACACAACTTAGATTCGATAGGACTAAACACCGCTATGCGAGATTATCCGACGGCTCTGTGGAACCGCTATTCTCAAACGACCGATCCTTCCGCAAAACCGAGTTCGGGTGGTGGTATCTCGACTTCGCCAGGGGCCACCTGCGGATAACCGAATTCATGGAGGAAAACGGAAAATGAACGTTGACGAAACCATCCTAGACGATTCGACCTTAGAGCAACAGAACCGATTCCACGAGGACATTAAGAAAGCCCGCGAGCAATGCGAAAAAGCCGGAGTAGGCTGGCCGGGGTGGTATTGGAGCGACGGCGTCGAACTTGTCGGCCACTTCGTTCTCTATGACGGGGATCTATACAAAGTCATGGCAAAGACCCTTGGCGGATTCTACGGGGACGCGATCCATTACGACCCGAAAAGCAAAAGAGCCGACGGGAACGGATTCGTTCACTGTATGGGTATGGCGATTCCAAGAGCCTATGACCCGTTCAAGAAATACTACCGCAAGACACAAGAACCGAAACGCGAAACGCGCTACGTCCAAATGTCCATCTTCGATTTCTTAGGAGGACAATAAAAAATGATCGACACAACTTCAATCGGATATTCTATTTTCTACACCTACGGGTTCATCCAGGGAAAAAGGTTCGCCAAGTGGCGTTTGGAGCCCTCTCTCGAAGACCCCGTGAAAACAAACGTGCAATACTGTATCGAAAGAACGGAGAAACTCATCGCCATGGGCAGGAAGGAAGCCGTCAAACTCGGCATCACCGAGCTTTACGACGAGTGGATAGCCGCCGAGAAATCCTACGCCAAACGCGACGCATCCGACGACCTGCAATGTAAACGGCTATTCCTCGCGCAGGAACTCCGCTCCTTGGGAGATTAAAATGGACAACGAGACGATACTATTCGACAGGATTGAAATCATAAAAACCGCCAACGCGAAATACAACCTACTAAACAATGCCTATCTCTCGTTCAGCGGTGGCAAGGATAGCACGATCCTTCATCATCTTCTCGACATGGCGTTACCGGGCAATAACATCCCCCGCGTCTACATCGATACGGGAATCGAATACAAGGCGATTAGGGACTTCGTTCTTAACTTAGCCTCCAAAGACCCTCGCTTCGTCATAATCAAGCCCACGAAGCCGATTAAGAAGGTTTTGGAGACATACGGCTATCCGTTCAAATCGAAGGAACATTCCTTCATCCTATCGGTCTACCAGCATAGCGGCATGGGGAAGAGCGTCAACGGCTACCTCGGTAACGATGGCAACAAGATGATTACCTGCCCAGCGGCGCTACGCTACCAGTTCTCCGAGGACTTCAAAATCAAGGTGTCCGACTATTGTTGCCGGAAATTGAAGAAGGAGCCTGCCAGGAGATACCAAAGGGAAAGCGGGAAAACCATCGCCCTCACCGGTATGAGGAAAAGCGAGGGAGGGCAACGAAAGTCCTTAACTGGTTGTATCATCACGGACAAGGAAGGACACCTAAAGAAGTTTCACCCCCTACTTGTTGTTGATGATGATTTCGAGAACTGGTTCTTAGAGAGAGAGAATTACCCTGTGCGAACTATATTATCCCCCATTCAATTTCAAGAGGACGGGTTGCAAGGGTTGCCCATTTTCCCTCGACTTGCAGGAGCAACTGACCTTAATGGAACTTTATCTTCCTGCCGAGAGGAAGCAATGTGAGATGATTTGGAAACCTATTTATGACGAGTATCGCAGAATCGGATACCGTCTCAAACAGGACGAGCAATTAAAACTATTCTAGGAAAACCAATATGGAAACCAATATGAAATGCGATGTCTTCTTCTCCAAAAACACCGATGACTGGGCGACGCCGAAGTTCATCTACGATCAAGCCATAAACAATGGTATGTTCGACCCATGCCCGCTCCGCTCCACAGTGGACGGGCTGCGAATCGAGTGGAAAAAATCGAACTTCGTAAATCCACCTTATTCGCAACTGAAACGCTGGATCGAGAAATCCATAACCGAACACGCGAAGGGGAAATCCGTCGTTCTCCTGATACCGGCGAGAACCGACACGAAAGCCTTCAGGCTCCTCTTCGAGTACGGGGCGGAAATCACATTCATCAGCGGACGTCTCCGTTTCAACGAGGCGAGCTCCGCGCCCTTCCCCTCGATGCTCGTGAAACTTGCGGGGGGGGGGTATAGAAAACACTAAATGCTTCCTGGTCAACAGGGATGAGATAAAATTATAAACGAAACGAGGTTAACAATATGGAAAACGAACAACCCAAGCCGACGGGCGGCCTTATTAAAAACCCAAACCGCATCTGGTACAACCCGAACAAAAACCTGTGGTTCGTGCGAACCTGGGGCGGGAAACGCTACGTCTTCGGATCCGAATCCGACGCCATCGCGTTCCGCGACTCGACCGACCACGAGGCACTTCTTAAAAAAATAAATAACGCGAAACGGGAAATCCGTCTCCTCGCCGATTCAATCACGCCTCCGCCATATCCCTATAACGTCGCCGAGGCGGCTAAAATAACCGATGCCACATCCTCGGAACTCCTACGCGCTATCAGGAAACTCCCGGAGCGGGAACGAACCTACCTCCGCAGGAATATGGAACTCGGGGAAACCCAGCGCGACATCGCGAAAACCGAGGGCATCGGCTCCGAGCGGGTGAGGCAGATCGTCGCGCTTGCCGTATGCGACGTAAGGGCGAGGATTTATTCGGCGAGAACCGATGCGGAAATAAAACGGGCGAGACAGGAACGCGAACAGCTCGACCGGCGCAGAGTCGAATTAATCGAAGCGCTACGGGAAACGGGCGTAATCGATCCCGACATCGATATCGTATTCGGGAAAATCTCGTATATCGAGGAACCGGAACGCTACGACGGCATCCCCATCGAGGAGGTCGGGCTCTCCGTCAGGGCGGTGAACGGGCTGAAACGCTTGGGAGTCGAGACCCTAGGGGCGCTACTCCGCAAATCCCCGAGGGAGGTCGCCAAGGCGAGGTGGATAGGGAAAAAGACCGTCGAGGACATCGAATCCGTATTGCATAATAAGGGACTGAAATTACCCGGCGATACGAATTCCGATAAATAAACCGCTCCCATATATAAAATAAAAACGACCCCATTTCGGGGCCGTTATTTTTTTAATTTACCGGTTACTTACTACGCGGAATAGTCAGCTAACACGCCGACGAAATTCCCGGCGGTTCCGGAAACGGTCAACGTCTTAACGGCGATAACGCGACCGCCTTGGACGCCGACGAGGTTATAACTGCCGGCCGCGGTGAACGCGGTGCCTTCGGCGACGCCGGTATCGGTGGCGAGGGCGGTGGTCCAGGCATCACCGACGGCGGGTAAGGTCTCTCTCGTGGTGAGATACACGCGGGTGAGCATACCGGAGGGGGTCTCGATGATGCTCGCGACGAGGCCATCCTTATTCAAGACGAGGTTGAAATTCGGGGTGGCGGCGGTGGAGGCGGCGTATCCGCCGACGTGGACGTAGATGCCCTTGACCTTGTTGTCGAAGACGAAGCAGTCGTAGTAGCAGCGGACGTAGACGACGTAGCCGTCGAGGTTGGAGGCGGCAAGGGCGGTTTCGCCGGAGAGGACCTTCAACTTGTTGTACTTGATGACCTGGGTGGCGGCGCCTTTGTCCATGACGATGAAGTCGATGGGGTTGCCGGTGAAGTAGTATCCGCCGTGCGGGTTCTTGGTGTAGCCCTCGGAGAAACGTCTGGGGGGAACGACGACGAGTTGGACGCCTTCGTAGGCGACGATCTTGAAGCTGACCTTCTTATCGACGGCACCCTCGACATCCAAGCGACGATAGAGCTCGGGGGTGGAACGGAGGTTGTTGAAGTACGCGGTGGAAACGAATCCGATGCGGTTCTCGGAGGGAACCTCGTTGTCGTCGAGCCACTTGAAGGCGGCGTTGAGTTCGGCCAAGGGGGCGGAGGTGTTGATGGATCCGGTAACGTAGTTCCCGAGTCCGTATTTCTTGACTTCCGCGGCGATGGTGGAGAAGGTGTAGGCGTCGACTTCGGGGATGAGTTGGGTGCGGTTGACCTCGGTGGCGGTCTTGCCGACGATCTCGTCTCCGGATTCCTCGTTGTCGAAGTATTCGATGACGAATCTGGCGCCGCGGTCTTGGGTCATCTCGCGGGTTTCCCAGACCCAGTTGGCGGCCCCTAATCCGTATCCGCGTTCGCCGACGATGTTGCCGTTTGCATCGGCGACAGGGAGAACGCCCTCGGGTTCGCCGAGGTCGATGTTGTTGCGGTTATAGTCGGTCAAACCGGTCGATTGGAATTTGGGTATCTTGACGATACGGGCGTTGTCCATCGAGAAGCGGATGAGGGACTTGTCCTGGCTGAGAAGCGAGGACATTGACTCCTTTTGGTAGACGGCGTCGAACGCGCTGGGGGAGTACTTGGTGATTAATTGTATTTGGTTGGCTAAGGTAAGTGCCATGGTTAAATGCTCCTTCTTAATAAGCTTCCACGCACGTGCCCGTCCTGTTTTTTTATACTGGTTCCCGTTATCGGGTTATTCGGCGATGCCGAATTTTTTGAACGTTTCCTTTTTCTCCTCTTCCTCGTCGACTTCGTCGGATTTCTCGCCCGGTTTCTTATCCTCGGGCTCTTCATCCTTCTTCCCGTCGGCGGGCTTTTCGTCAGCCTCAGGGGCGGGTTTATCCCCGTTCTCGAGGACTTTCTCCTTGAGTTCCTCGTCGGTCGCGTCCTTCAGTTCGCCGGTCAGCTCGTAGCCGAGGGCGTCGAGGCAGGCCTCGAATCCCTTGCGGTCGATGGTACCTTCGCGGAACATGATCGCGAACGCCTTGACGATGTCCTCCTCGGACAAGCCCTTTTCCTTCTGTTCGGAAACGATTTCGTCGAATTCTTGCTTAGTCATGCTTTTAACTCCTTAAATGCCGAATTTCCTCATGGCCTCGGCGTATTCCCTTTTCTCCTTGCCCCCGTCGTCGATTCCGTCGGGTTCGACGTCCGGCCCTAACGAGCCGTCGCCTTCGCCGTCGGTCTTCTCCGGCTTCGGTTGCGGGATATTCGGTACCTGCGCGCTGGCCTGCGGTTCGGCCTGAGCGGCCTTCCATTCGGGGTGGGTGGGGAGGAGCGAGGCGATGTTCTCCTCGGTTACCTCCAATCCGCTGGCCCCCAATATGGCCTTGACGTCGCCTTGGCGGGCGGGGAGGATGCCGCTCTTTACGAGGGCGAGCTCCGTCCGTGCCTCCTTCAGGCTGTTCCCGGCGTCGGCGAACCTCGATGTGAGTTCCCCGTATCTGGATCCGTTCCCGAACAGTTCGTCGAGCTCGTCGTCGTTTTCGACGCCATAGCGCTCGAGCGCCTCGCGACGCGCCTGTTCGTATCCCTTTTCGCGTCCTTCCGCCCTCGCCTTGCCGACGAGCGCGTTGACCTGCTCCTGGGTGAACGTCTTCTCGGGGACGGGCTCAGGGGTGGGTTGCCCTTCCTCGGCGGCAGGAGTCTCCGCGACCTCCGTTTCGACTTCGGCCTCCTCGGCTGCCTCGGGGGTGGCGGGATCCGTAGTCGGTTTCCCCTCGTCCCTGGGTTCCTCGTTGGCCTCGGTCTCCTCTTCGGCGACCTCCGGTTTCTTGTTTTCTTCTTCCATGGTTTTTACCTCTCCATTGAGTTATGCTCGCACATCGGCGATTACTTATGGCATAAGTTTACATTACGCGCGAACGTAAGTGAAGAGTTTTCTCAATTTATAACGCAGGCGGTTATAAATCGGCTTGGAGACGGGATGTTGACGAATATGGCTAAAATAATAACTACGTTATTAAAACAAAACTCGGAAAAAGTGCCTTTTTTTCATATTCCGTTTATAAGAAATATTTTTAAAAAATCTAAATCAATTTCAAATTTTTAAAAATTTTCACAATTTTCCCTAGTATATTAGTAAATAATATATTTGCTAATATACTTAAATTTCGATATTAATCAACGTTTTTTCGGGTTTCTTAGCAAAAGTCAACGGAGCAGGTGACTTTTACTATCAAAGCCCCCCAAAATAACGCGTTGCGTAGCAACAAAACCTGTTATATTTATTATCTTGTAATAGTGTAACTAGATAGTATACTATAAATATAAAGGCATTTTCGGAGGTAAAAAAACATGGAAAATGGAATCAGAATCGGTAAGCCCTGCAAGGCGCTCAGGGACATGATGGGACTGGACTCGAAATCCGGGTTTACGGTATCGGACGGGACGCTGGACGCGATGGCGGGGGAGCACCCGACGTCGTATCTCGGCATACTGGAGAAATGGTATAAGGCGCTCCGTCACCAGACGGCTGCGAGGTTCTCCGACGAGGGAGCCGATGTGTTCTGCGCATACGTGGACGGGAGGGGTATGGTTTCCTGCATGACGTTCACGTTCGCGGAACGGGATGGGATGTTGGTGTTGACGTCGGTAGATGAAAAAATCCCGCACACAGACGCCTGGGTTAAGTTATAAAAATTTAAATAAGAGTTGCGCGCCGTGCCTCGCAGGAGCCGGGATGTCTGGGTGATGTCCGGATACAGAATACAGTCTGGGTGGGCGGCGCTGTGACCCGTGCAATCACAGGCTGGGTGATGTCTGGTCAGGCAGCGAACCTGTCTGGTCAGGCAGGCGTGGCGGCGTGGCCCACCGTGCATCCACAGCCGGGATGTCTGTGATCTGACAGCTGATTCCCTGACTTCGCTGCCCTGCGCACCGTGCATCGCCAGGCGCCCGGGAGGAGCCGGGATCCGGGCTCGAAATAAAAAAGTAAAAAAATTTTTATTAAACCCCTTGACTCGTTTATATTACTTTGGTAGAATTTGGGTGTTCAAGGAGGAACACCAAAATGGAATTGAACGAACTTACCAAGAAAATCGAATCGATGAGGAAGGGTCAAATCGTCACCCTCCGTATCCGCCGTAGAATCTCGCTCGCGAAGAAATACGGGGACGTCGAGTTAATCAAGGAGAGCCTCGTACAAGGGCTCATCAAAGCCGATTACGATAATCGTAAAATAGTAATCGAGAAACGCGCCAACGGGCAAGGGAGACGGCAAGGGACGCTTACGGAGGTCATCAAGGATACCATCTACGTCAACGCGCAAGGCGAGTATCAACTCCGCATACTCCCCATCGCCTCGGGGAACGCTAGGAGCCGTTTCATCCTCAACGGGGAGGAGACACCCAAGGAAGTCCTACTTAATATGTTCCCGAAGTCCTATATCGAGGGAAGCGGGGAAACGCCCGATTGCCTACACGTCAAAATCTCGAACCTAGTCGAGATTAGATAAAACGAGACCCGGGGAAACCCGGGTTATCTTCGGGGCCGGCGCACCGTGCAACGTGCCGGGGAAAGGAGGAAGGCGATGCCAAGTAAATACTACGAATATCAGCTCGCGTACAGGAAACACTACCATACGATTAACTTGATGTACGACTCGAGGAAGCCGACGGATATGGCCGTTTGGGACGCGCTTAATAAGTTGCCGGTGGGTAGCAAGCAATCGTTCTGTAAGGAAGCGATCTGCAAGGCGCTGGTGGATGCCGGGCTGCTTTGATAGCCGTGCAAAAAATGGAAGACTATGCCGGCTGGCTGGCCGAGAAGGAGGCGCATATCGCGGAGTTGATGGAAACGTACGCGAGAAACCCACGTCCAGGGGTCGCGAGGACGATAATAGACGAGATGACGTTCCACGACGACGTCTACGAATCCGTCTACGGCACAAGGCCGAGAGGCCGTTGGGAACGCGCCATAGCCGATTTGCCGAGGAAGGCGAAGAGGATAATGGGCGAGATATACGGATTATGATAAAGCCCGGAGGAATCCGGGTTTTTACATATCCGGATAAAAGTAAAAAAATTTTGATAAAAGTACTTGCATATTTATACCAAAGTGATATTCTATACTTGCCAAACGGCAAAGGAGAAAAAACTTATGGAAAACGAAACAATCAACTTCAACGAACTCAAGAAAGTGGAAGCCTCTTTCAAATGTTCGGATGGCTCAATCCGCAAACTACTTATTCTTGTCAATCCGGACGAAACCCAAGAGGATTGGAAATTCTGCCTTGATATGATTGCCGAATCCAGCGATTCCGAACTCATCACGTTCGAGGTTATCAAATAAGGAGGACACTTATATGAAACACATCAAATTCAAATATGCCGATGCCTATTCAAATTGGCAATGGCGCGAGCAGGAGTGCGTTATGGAGTCCGTCGACAAGGCCATCGAGATTTACGGCTTGGGAATCGATTGCGAGTATGAAATCATCTCCGTCGAGGACGTCAAGTGAGGAGGACAAGGAAATGGCGAAATTCTACGAAACGGGCAAAAGGCTCACAAAGGCCGATAGGGAAGCGTTAAAAGCCAAGGGGCTATATGTCTACGCTAGGCGCGACAACGGGCGCGAGGAGACGATTGAGCCGTCTGTGGCGGTTGATTTCATGGGAACGCTTGTCACCGACTTCGAAATCGGATTCGATACCGAAGGCCCGTCGGCTTATGTGATATACGACGGGAACGCTTATTTGAAATCCGTAGGGGCGACGAGGGTATACCAAGTTGGCGAGCTAATCGGATAAGGAGGAGATATTATGAACCCCTTCTACACCTACGGCATGAAGCCGTCGGAGGTGCTTGCCTCCCTCGACTCCGAACGCTACGAGAGCCTTGAGGCCTACATATCGAGGTTGCCCGTCGTCCTCGCCACGTTAATAAAATACCGGGAGATGGTGACCGACGACCCCAATGCCGATGAGGCCATCAAGGTAATCGAGGGTCTCATGTCATAAACGAGAAGCCACGCGAAGTGGCTTTTTTATTAGGCCCTGGGCACCGTGCAAAGCCAGGGCGGATGTCTGGGATGATCGTTTGCGAATTATAACGAATTATGTTGCATTAATAACAATAGGCGTTATAATAGGGTATACCAAAAAGGAGGAACGCCTATGTTCTACGAAAACCAAATCACCCCATCCGACCTATCGATTCAGGAGAAAGCGGAGGCGATGGCGAAGTACATCGACCTAGGGGCCGTCGACTTCTTCGGAGGTTGCTACAAAGACGACAAGGGAAGGTACTTCACCAACGAACACCCCGATTATCCCGAGGACGACTTGGAGACCTATAGGGAGATAAGCGAGGAACGGCTTGCCGAACTCTACGACAAGACGGAGGCCGAAGACCCCGATAGCCTAGAATACGCGAGGACGTTCGGCGGAGACCTATTGAGACATTAAGCCTAGGGAAACCTAGGTTTTTTTATTTGCCATATCCGTTCCGCTTGGGTTATATTATCGTTAACCGATAGGAGGTGTATGTATGGAAGGAAAAAAGCATTTCGAGACGGCTTTCCGTCTCCATAGCGACGAGGTGAGGGAGTTGGCCGATACGGGGCTATACGTCTACAACGTCACGCAGGAGGGCTACGTCGAGCCGTTTGTGGCCGAGGGGTTCGATAAAACCATCGTCACAAACTTCCCGATAAAGATGGCCGATGAGGTTAGGTTCGAGGACGTAATCGAGTCCGAGGGCTCGCAGAAAGTCGATTCGCTCGATAAGCTGAACGATTAAGATGACCCGGAGAGATCCGGGTTTTAATTTGGCCGGAGGGGGCACGGTGATAAGACCGGCTGGATCAGGGAATCAGACACAGATCGCTGTGATGACGCAGGCGTGGGGAACCGTGCAACACACAGACCAGACAGGCGTAAGCTGTGTGATCACAGAGCAGCTCCATGAAGACGTCACCGTGCCTCACGCAGTCTGGAACAGGGATCTGTGGCTGTTCGCTGTGACATCCCCGGCGCTACGCACCGTGCCCTCGCCGCCCTGATCTGACTCTGATCCCCTGACTTATCTGTGCGGCCCACCGTGCAAGTCCAGGCGCCGGTTTTGTGTGGATCCGGACTTCCCAAAACAAAATTCTTCTCCGTTTTTCATTTCCCTATTGTAACTTATCTTGTTATATGCAATAATATGGTAACCAAACAGGAGGAACCCTATGAAACTTAAACATTGGCAAGGTTACGGCTCCGTAAAAGCCGAGAAAATCGAGAAGACCCCTAACTCCGTCGTCATCGAGGTAACGGGCGCACATGAGTATGGGCTCGTACGTAACGACCTCTACAACGCGAAGAAATGGCTTCTAGACCGATTCATGCCGTCGGTCAAGGGAGTTGACTATTGGCAGTTTGAAATGTTTGTCTACGAGGAAAGGTGGGATAAGGCGATATACACCTTCCGCCCCCGCTTCGGACGGACTTGGAGGGAGGTGGCCGCATGAACTACTACGGCCATCTCCTCATCGAGATGATAGGGTTTATGGAATTCGAGCCGACGATATCCGATGATGGGATAAGATTGAAAGACCTAACGGGCGCCAACCTAGCCGATATCGAGTCCTGCGTATTCCCCGACGTCTACGACCTCGTCGAACGTCTCGAGCCGTATATAAACGATTATATATACGACCCGGAGATAGACCCCTCTTATCAGGCCATCGCCCAGTTCAGGGATTTACTCGAGAACCATATCCCCGAGGTGGACATAAGCTTATAAACCGGGACGATCCCGGTTTTTATTTCCGGCGGGGAAGCACGGTGAACCAGGATCTAGAAAACTTATAACGATTTATGTTGTATTAATAACAAATATCGTTATATAATATGGTCACAAGGAGGAAATCTTATGTATGACAAAGTAGAAGGGAACTTCTCCGTATTCGGCCAAGCGGACGAACTTGAGAGGTTCAAGACCATGATCGACGAAAGGCAAAGGAGCAACTCGAAGGACTACCTCGGCCATATCGTACCGAACGACATATCGATATATAACGCGAGAATGCTCGAGACCGATAAGGGCGAGCCCTATTGCGAGGTGCACTATACGATAAACGGCGAGAACTACGGCAAGGACGAAATCGAGACCATCCTCGGCTATTGCGGCAAGTCGCTCACCTATGTGGTGTTGTGCCGTAGGTGGTCGGACTTCAGGGGGCTCAATACCGATATGGAGGGGAAGGTTTACAAGTGCCGTTACGCCGCCATGACCGAACTCAGATATGAGGAGTTCGAAGACCTAGGCGAGGCGGTCGAGCTCCTGCGATACGAGGACTGGGGTGAAACGATAGTAAAGCCGATAATCGAGGCCTGCTGGAACCATGACTATACCGACCTGCATTCGATGGCGGAATTCGATGACGAACACAATGAGGAGTACATCCTGATAGTTTTCGAGGAAAGCTGGTGATCCCGGCTTTTTTATTTATATGGGGCACCGTGCATATATACGCCCAGACAGGCGCTGATTCTGACTGCGCTGCGCTGTGTGCCGTGCTGACACAGAGCCAGTCATCTGGGAAACATATTCCATTACCCCCTTGTATTTATAACAAATATCGTTATAATTAGTGGTATAAGGAGGAACACAAATATGCCAAACTGGTGTTCTAATGAGATGGCCGTCTACGGCTCGAGGGACGAACTCGTAAAATTCGTCGAATTAATTAAAAAGGCGCGCGAGACGGCGAAGGAGGCGAAACACTGGGAACTCTACGACGTCTTCTCCCTCGCTGGCTTCAACGAGGACGATATGCAGAAATTCGGATGGTCGAGGGGTTACCTCACCAACGACTCACTGGATATCGAAAGCAAGGACGGAAGGGACTTCGTTCAGGTATCGTTCGAGACCGCTTGGTCTCCGATGTGCGAGGCTTGGGATGGGTTGTTGAAACGCTCCTTCCCTAACTTGAAGCAAGTCACCATCGCCGTCGAGGAAGGTTGCGATGTATTCGTCAATACGGACGTGGACGGGCTCTTCTTCCCTTGGACGTTATACCTCGACGCAGGCTACGGGAACTCCGTATTCAACGACTTCTACGACGGCTCATACAAGACGAGGGAGGAGGCGCTCCATAAGGTCAACGAGTGGCTTGGGAAGCAGTTCGATTCCCTTGAGGAGGCCGAGGAATACGTCCTCGCCGATGAGGATGGGGATAACTGGTTCAACGTCCACGAATTCCTGAATTATTAATAAACACCCGGGAAACCGGGTTTTAAATTAGTGGGGGTAGCACGGTGACCCCGCCAGGATCTAAGCTGGGGTGGTAAAAAATTTTTAATAAAAGTGCTTGTATCACTTATACCAAAGTAATATACTATTGGCATAAGGAGGACATCAAAGATGATCCAAGAAACACAATACCAACAGGCGAAAGCCAGACTAGCCGAATTGCAATTCGAGAAAGTTAACCTCGAAGAGGAACGCAAATGCGAACTAGCCGAGATACTCTCCAAATATGGGAACTTCGATTTCAAGGTCTTGTCGTTTAACGGCAGGACTTTGGAGATAAGTTTGGAGATGTTTGAACACCAACCCTTCCGCCTCGTCGTCAATGCGGCGCAGGGGGAGGTCGAATTCAATTACGTCAGAAACATCCACGTAGGCGAGTATAGCCCACGTACGGAGGCGCTCCGTATGGCGCTCGCAATCGCCTCCGACGGAAATGGATTGATGGAATATCTCAACCGCGATGATGGCGGAAAAATGGCATCCATCGAGTCCGAGATTGCCGAATGCAACGACGTCATCTGGAGATACAAGTTGCAGGAGAAGGAGGCCGCCATGGCGAAAATCGAGGCGACAATCAAGCCAAACGGGAGAATGGGCATAGCGTTCTTCAACGGCCCCATTAACGCGAATTGGGGAAAGCGTGGCATACTCGTCACCAAAGTGACTAAGAAGAGGATTTACGGGTACTACGTATATCGGGACGACCACTACAGTCCCATCAAAGTATCGCCCGCCAGCCTCATCTTCGAGAAGGAGAAGCAATGGGACAAGGAAAGCGTTTTGAACTTCATCATCAAAGGCGACTACGAGGTAGTGGACGACATCAAGGCGGAAATCGCGAAATAGGAAAACACCCCCGGAAACGGGGGTTTTAATATGCCTGGGGTAGTACGGTGGGATATGCCGGGATCTGTCTGAACTGCGCCGCGATCTGGCAGCTGATCTGTGCTGTGAGCCGTGCCATGCCAGGTTATTAAAAACCCCATCTCTGTGATGGGGCCACTTGTACCCTGACGGGTCTAAGGACTTTCCTCGCCTTAACGAGGTCGGCTGGGAATCACCGACACATATAATATATCAAAAAAAATACGTTTCCGTAAAATTTTTGTCTACATCTTTATACCACTTTGATATATTATATATGACCGAACTAAAGGAGGAAAAACAATGATCATCAAATTCAAAGACGGCCACGAAATCGAGTTCGAACAATCCGAAAAAATATGGTTATCCAAAAGCGTTATTTGGGAAGATACCAAGCTTAACGGCTCGATGGATGAACTGCGTGAATTAAAATCCAAGATAGCCCATTGGTTCTCGGAAAACGCGCCAGAGGAAATGCGCGCCAGATTTACGGCTAGGCTTCCCCTACAAAATGAAATCAAGCTCCTTTCGATCAGAGAAGGACTTGCCTATAAGGAAGGAAGCGACGAACAATCGGACGATTATTTCCTAGGCGATGAAAATAGCCCTTACCCCGTTCGCTGCCACGTCGGTATCTCCATCGATGAATATAGTTGGTTCTTCTTCTACGCTACCCGCGGAAATTCTGGCAAGGGCGACGTTCGCCTATGTTTGGAGGAGAAATTATGAAACCCCTGACCTACGACGATCGTATGAGAATCGCCTACGTCCTGAACCGAAACGCTGGAAAACGCGCCCAGTCCGAGGAAACCGCCAAATTTCTAAAAAAGCTATTTGGGAAGGACAAAGTAAAAATAATTAAATAAGCCCGGATCATCTCCGGGTTTTCCTATACCATACCTAGCACGGTAAACGAAAAGGGTCGGCGATGCGACCCCCACGAAAGGCTGTCTGGACAAATGGAATGAAACTCCAGACCCCATGATTTTATTACGGATCCGCCCGGAAATCAAGCACGGTGAACCAGGCTGATCGCATACGCGCGAACATAATAAAAAATATTTCGTAATTCGTTATATTTTCCTCTTGCAATCTATAACGCACCTCGTTATACTATAGACAACAAAAGGAGCAAAAACCTATGATCAAACATCCAAACATCTCCAAACACAATTCCAAACTCGGAGACCAAATCCCATCCCTCAATATGCCCGTAGGGCGCACCTGCCGACCCGATGCGCCTTGTTTCGCGAAATGCTACGCGAGAAAAGGCAATTTCGCCCGTCCGAACGTAAAAGCCGCCCATACGAGCAACCTCGAGGCTTACGAGGCCGACCCCGATTTCTTCTTCCATTATATCTCCGTCATGACGAGATTGAGCAAATACTTCCGCTGGCATTCCTCGGGCGATATCGTAGACGAGAGATATTTAAATGGTATCGTCTCCGTCGCGAGGGAAAACCCTTCCACCAATTATCTTTGCTTCACTAAGAAGTTCGAACTCGTCAATGCCTACCTCGATAAAAACGGGGAACTCCCGGAGAACCTTAAAATCGTCTTCTCCGCCTGGGGTAGGGACTTCATACCCGAAAACCCTCACAACCTTCCAATCGCCTATTGCGAGCTCAAGGGGGAGGATAACTCCTATCTCCCCTGCGACTGCTTCCCCTGCGGGGGTAAGTGCTACGAATGCGTGGCCTGCTGGCAACTCCAAAAGGGGCAGACGGTCTATTTCAAGGAGCATTAGGGGGAGAAGCCGGGATCGATTCCCGGTTTTTCTTTTACGTTAATTGGCACGGTGGCATGAATTTCGATCCCGCTGCTTAAAAACCTGTTGCAACATATAACCGAGAGCGTTATAATTTGGTATACCTGAAAGGAGAACATTTAAATGGGAAAACTCAAAACCGAGGAGATACTCCTCATCGCCAACTCCATCGCTTTGATGAAAAGGAACGGGGACGTCCACGATTACGTCCTCACCGCCGTCAAGAAGGACGAGGGGCACACCGAGGACGAACTCAGGCTCATCGAGGGCGCCCTGGTCGAATATCTATTGGGGATAAACGACCCCGCCAAGGGCTTCCTGAACCCCGATCCGGGCAAGCTCATGGATATCCTCGTCGAGGGTGGCGAATGCTTCGCTGGGGGCGAACGCTTCCCCATCGGGGACGGGAGCACCTGCGACCCGCAAATCGCCATCGAGGTGGCTAAGATGGCGCTCTGGAAAAACATCGCCAGATAAAAAAGCCGGGATAAGTTCCCGGTTTTTCTGTGCCATGAGAAGCACGGTGAGGGCGACCCGGCCCTTTGCCTACGTTGGCGGCGGGGGTCGGCATTTTTTAAAGGGATGTTCGTCACGCCCTGTGCGTATATGATACCACCGTGCGAGGATGGAGTGATAAAAATTTTGTTTTTCCGCTTGCAATATATAACCTGCTCCGTTATAATGAGGGCACAAACAAGGAGAAAAATTTATGCTTATGAACATCGTAACCGAAGACCAATACACTCGGGTTCAAACCAACTTCATTATGAAACACCGAATCGCCTCGGTCGACACCTCGCCCATGCGCGATAACGCGTACACAAAATGCTATATCGCCGAGGATGGCGCAGCCATGTGGGAATGCATGAGGCTCGTCACCGAGACCGCCGAGGCGGAGGTCAAGGGGGTTCAGGTCAAGGTCGACGTCAAATTATGGAAATGCGAATGTTGGTCAACCGAGTTCCCATCCATGTATTTCTACGAAAGGGCTTAACGATTATGGAAGCAAACGAATTACTGATTGCGATGGCAATCGAGGAAAACGGCTCGTACGCGCGAATCTCGGAGAGGCTAAGGGAAGAACGCACCCCCTCCGACGAAACGCTTCAGAAGGCGCGTGAGCTCCTTTCAGGGGGGTTTGCGATGTCATACCTCGATGGGAAATACTCCGAACATATGAAAAGCGTGATGATGATGCCCCCATATGCGCTATTCTCCGCCATAAGGCCGTTGCCGGAAAAGTTCCCCGAAAAACCCGTCTTCGTCCAAACGCCAGGCCCCGATTGGAACCGCGTGGAAAACGCCGCCATCGATATGCTTCTCAAGCGATTCGAGGAGGATGGGACTCCATGGGTTGAGATAAGGAAATGGACGGCGCTCATCCATATGGATGGGAAGGTCTACGACGTATCGCCCTGCCACGACAACCTCTCATCCGAGGCGATAACCTCCGTTATGCGTTTCGTCGCCTGCCTATGCTCCGAGGCCTATTTCATCCATCTCCGCAAGGGTGACTTCGATATAAGGCTCGCCTCGCTATTCGCGAACGTCGACGCGAAGATCCACGCGTTGCCCCACGTATTAGACCCCGAGGACTTATGCAACGGGATGATAGAGAACGGGTGCGAAGCCTACCTCCCAAGGTAGATCGGCGCGTATTCAAAGACGAATTCGCGAAAAAATATATGGAGAAACACAACGTAACCGAGGCGGAGTATCGCAAAATACGGCGCGAGATATGGGAAATGGTGATGAAGAAACCGAGTAAATAACTCGGTTTTTATTTTTTTATTTTAACCCCTTGCATTATATAACGCACCTCGTTATAATAGAGACAACAAAGGAGGACATCGAAATGGATGAACTAAAACAAAAAATCGCCAAAATACTGGCGGACGAACGCGAGGAACTCGAGTATCAAATCGACTTCGCCCTCGCCCACGAGAGGAGCGCCGACTACCTCAAGGCCTACCTCGTCGAACTCGAAACCATCGAGGAGAAATTGGGAGGATTGCTGAAATGAACGAGTATTTAATCGAGTATGGGGTATATGTGAATTGCCATATATCCCACGTCGAGGAGCGCAAAATAAGCGCCGTCTCGTACGAAGAGGCCAAGGGCGTCGCGGAAAAAATAGGGGACGCGATGGAGAGGGAGTTATCCCCCTCCTACCCAGGAGACGACGTGTGGGTGAACGTCGAGGACATCATCGAAGCTCACGAATAAGCCGGGTTCATTCCCGGTTTTTTTATTACCTGGGGTAGCACGGTGGGGGTGGATGCGGATCCCAGGCATCCCTTAATAAAAAATATTTTTTAAATTTATAACATTTCTTGTTGCTTTCTATATCTCACTATGGTATATTATTCACGTAAGGAGGAACCCCTAACAACTAACCCAAACTAGAAAGGCACTTAACTAAAATGGAAACGAAATTCAACATCTCCGTCTACACCCACCTCATCGAGAAACGCCAGGACTGGCGCGACCAAACCGGAATCGACATCGTCTCGTTCGACGACGACTCCGTCCGTCTCATCGTCCACTACTGGCACCTCGGGGCGATCAAAACCTCGCACGTCGTCACCCTCGACAAAACCTACTTCCTCACCAAATACGTTACGGGAAAATACGAGGTCGTCGATAACGCCGTCTCCGCCCTAATCAAAAACAGGCGCTCCATCGGGGGCAACCACAACCGGACGAGGCTACTCGTCGGCAACGTCGTCTACCAGCTCCCGAACTTCGGCCTCCCCTTCCTCCTCGGATTCGCGGAGGGCTTAGCCAAAACCGATAACGAATCCCTATATCTCAAATCCTTCCACGCGACCGTCCTCACCGTCGACGTGAACCCCCGCGACGTGGATTTATACGATATACCCGCTTAATCCGCCCGGATCCCACGTTCCTCCTTAATCGGGATCCGCGATAAAAAAACCCGGGACTAACCATCCTGGGTTTTTATTATCTTCCGGCAGCTACTTAGCACGGCGGAGCGCATCTCGCAGTACTGCATCCATCTCTCGTGATCCGACAGCGGTCTGTGCGTTCCACGCGATGCACGGCGCGACATATTACTAAGCGCCTTCGCGGTATCCGACATAGCCACGTCCGTCCTCACCGGTATCAGGAAATGTTTGCAGTTCGGGCGGGTGAGCAACCAGTGCGGTTCCCCCATCGCCCACTGAACCGTTTTTATATGCCGGTTACGGATAAACCTTCCAACCGCTTTCACATCTCCGCCTACGGCTTCCAGCGTGGACTTCCAATACCTATCAACCAGTAACTTACCCTGCAACGGCTCGTGGGCTTTCTGCGGTTTCTGGTGGGACGACACCACGTAAAACACGATCGGCTCCTCCATGGCACGGTGCAGCTTCAGCCCGGACTCAATCGCGGTTTTCCGCGTCCTGACCCATGTGCGCCTATAAGCCCTGTTCAGGGCCTTCATCACGCCGTCGATCCCGAACGCGATCGCCCGAGGCACGGCACGGGGAGGGAGCTGGGATATCAGTTTATATAACCCCAGCGCCTCATTCAGTAAATCCGATCTCGACGCGTTATCCATCCACGGGATGCCGGATATCGCAGCCACTATATACCCGCGCACGGGCTTACCGTCCCGGATCGCCCTGGCCAGCGCCCTCGATACCCTCAGGCAACCTTCCCTCGTCTCCCGATACATCTCCGAACATACCTTCCTCGGACTCCTCGAGCCCTTGCCGCTTTTCGGCACGGTTCTCCTTCAGGTACGCGATCTCGCGCTCCCTGACCTCGTCCGACACGGATTTCCCGTACAGCCTATCCACGAACATCTCCGGGGACATCGCGCCGTTTACGTACGCCGTCGACAGCGCCTCTATCTTCCCCTCGAACGACACGTCGGAGAGCTCGTCGAACTCGACCGAGACGCCGTAATCGGTCTTCGTTATCGCCCCGGTCTCCAGGAACTCGGCGGCCATGAGCGTCTGCGTTAACAGATCCTTAAGCACGGCGGCCTCCTCCCTTATCAGGTGGTTCCGCGTGAACACCGTCTCCTTATTCCGTTCATGCAACGTGTCGGAGCTCGACCGCTTATCGACGTCTATCCCCATCGTCGCGGGGGAGAGGTGGCCGGCGATTATCATCCGCTTCAGCGACTCGATCTCCTGCGAATACATATCTATATTCATATTCGGCTGCGTGGTTTGCACGGGCATCCTACCCGTTCCGGATCCGTCCGCCGACATCCTGCCCCTGACCCCGATGAACTTCCTCTCGAACGTCTTCGGCAATCTGGGCATCTTCGTCTTCGGGTCGCGCTCGCAGTAATCCAGATCGAACACGTCGATCGGCCCCGAGCGCCTATCCGCCTGCCCCTGCTGGGAAACCGCCTGGTCGAGCGAATCCAGCAGATCTATCTTCCCCGCGTAAATCGAGCGTCCCTCGTATCCATGCAGGTTATCCGCGTAGAACGAGCACGGCGCCCCAAACGGCACCGGCATGTCATGCCAGCCGCGTGGGTGCTTTATCCCGGGTATCCCGTCACACGGCGATATCTCCTGGTCCGACACGACCTTAAACGTATTATAAATAACCTTATATGTCTTCCCCCTGCCGGCTTTCGCACGGGTCTCGGCGAGCAGGTACCTCGTCCCGTCGGAGTCCTTATACCAATACAGATAAGTCATCCCGACCGTCATCGGCCCGGATTTGTGGAACCTGACCTCGAGCGCGTCGTGGTACGTGAGCACGGGGACGTTCCCGCATATCTGCGGTTTCCAGTCTATCTTATACGCGCCCCATCCGCATACCAGCGTCATCGGCATCTGGATCTTCCGGTAAGTCCCCCAGAAACCGTTCTCCTCCAAAATATGCTCGAGTTTCTCGCGGTCACGTTCGTCGGCGCATTTAACCACCGGCGTCCCGCATATCGACACTATCGTGTCCACCATATCGCGGGCGAACCCGGAGTGGGTGAGCTTATACTCGTTCTCGCCCACCGCGACCGCCCAGAAGAAATTCCTGCGGTTCTTCCAGTAATACGGCTCGGTGGGATACTCGAACATCCTGTCGACGCGATACAGGTTCGCGAGCTCGTCGGAGTCGCCCTCGTACCACGTCTTCGCCTCCACGACCTTCTGCCTGATAATATCATCTAAATCATTTACGAAAACCCGCTTCGCCTCCTCGGTCGGGGACTCGGCGGGCATTATGCCGCACATACGCAGCGTCATCGCGTTCAGGTACTGGGTAATGGTCATTCGGGATCCTCCTTAAGCAGCGCCCTGGATTCCTTTTTGATACGGTCGAACTCCTGGGCTTCCTTGGCGGCGTACTTCATCACCTCTCTGGTGGTGAACGAGGTGTGGCCACCGCATTGTTTCATATACTTCCGGAAATCTATCGCGATGGGGATGTAGCATCCGTAATTGGCCGCGGCGATGTCCAGGTATTCTTCGTTTATATCGGTACAGCGATCAATCCAGTCAAACCTCCAATCCTCATCACAGAGACGTTGGAACTCACGCCAACCGGAGAACTTCTTCGTCGAGAGTTGGGTGAAGGGTTTATCGTGGGACATAAGATAGAAGCCACGCTTGTTCACCCTTCCTTCCGAGTAACGCGGGCTCACGTATCTGAGGAACACGACCCCATAGGTGATGAATATGTCGTTTCGGGCTGTGACGTCCTCGTCGTAATCCAAGGGCTTATAAATAGCAGAGACATAGTTTCGTATTAGCCGGGTTCCGAAATGTGTGCGGTCTTTCAATTCCACCCCTAGTTCTATCTCCCTATTTTTCTTCAATGTCGTTCACCAGCCTTATCTTTATTTCCTTATCCGAATTATCGTCTAAATCGGGTTTTGTCACTTTATGCATTACGCTTAGCGCCACCCCGTTTCCCTGCGTGGCCCAGGGCATGAATATCGTGTCCACCGCGTTCTCCTTCGCTTTTAATGAGAGTGCCCGGTATATCACGTCCCATGGTTTGTGCCACAGGGTCTCGCAGTAGGAGTTGATTTTGCGGTCGTCGGTCATGAGGTATTGCGCCACCTGGGACATCGTGAGGTAGGATTTCACCGCGTGGAGGATGTCCCCGTAGTCGAAGTCGAAGTGGGAATCGAGGTACGCCCGGGTTTTCTCGTCCAGCCACGTATAGCGGGGATCGTCGAGATGCCACAGCGTCGGGGTTTGCAGGTATTCGGTGACCAGGTTGACGGATTGACCGGAATTGATTTTTTTTGCGTTTTCTTCGAAGTTTTGTTTCATGGTTTCGGATAATACGGGGTGATGCGGGGTAACCCGTATCGCCCGGGATTGACCGAATCCGGAATTTATGTCGGGATGTTTACCCGAATTATCCCCCGGTTCGGAATCGGCGACGTGGTATCACCCGACGCGTTTCCTTTTCGTCGCCCATTTTACCTTCCTCGGGTTTGTTTGTCCATACCCGCGCAGGAAACTCGGCGTTATGGAGAACCGTTTTATGGCGTCCTCGAACGGCCACCCGCCCCCGATATAGTTCGCCGCCGCGGATATGCCGCCGGTTTTGAATGCCGCGAGATAGCCGTCGACTTGGAAGCTCGTGTACCACGTCCCCTCCCTTGTCCTGACGACCAGTACCGTCGGGT